TGAACTCCGCCTGAACTTGCGCTTACTATCTTAACAAATACTTGAGCGTGTGTTGCAGTAGGTGGAGCCAATACTGTTGCGTTTGCTGTAACAAAGGCTGAACTCGTTGCGCTAACTGCCGTTCCAAAAGTTGTACTGATTGTTGTACCAGTTGTTGTCAAGTATCGAATACCAACTTGGCATAAACGAGTAGTGCTACCTGCCTTGAAATCGGCGATGGCTGAAAACTCTTGGTTTGCTGTTACTAAAAACTTTGTTCCAACAGTAGTAGAAGCAACAGCATCACCAGCAGAACTAGCGGTCACTTCCAAAGAAGCGCTACCGATTGATGCTTGGGCTGTTGAGCGAGCAATCGCGCAGTTAGTTGTTGCTTCCCATCCTGTTGTGTTTGTTTCAAGGGATGCTTGGTTTGGGGATAAAACATTAGTTCTTCCGAATACGGTTACGGTTACTGCACCTGCTTCAGAATCATAAAACGCAGTAATCAGAGGCGTTGCTGGAGCATCAACATCAATAGTGAACTGACTGTAAGCCCATTCACTAAAGTAGTTTGAACCATTGACTAATTGAGCAACGCGGACATAAGCGCGATAAGTTGTTCCATCCGCTAAGTCTGCTTCAAGAGTTTGACCATTATTGCTTGATGTAACTACGCCTGTTGTAACAGTCGGTGTTGAAGTGTCAGCACTAAAACTTGCGCCACCGTAAGTTACGGAGTCAAAGACCTTAATCTCATAAGCATTTTGCGGGTCACCGTCTGCATCAGCATAAGTCCAAACAACTGATGGGAATGTTGTATCTGTAATTGTTCCAGTAGGGGCTGTCACGGTTACTGTTGGCTGAGTAGTTGTAACTACATCGACGAACAACTCATAAAGACCAGCGCGGTCAGCGCTTAGTATTGCGTTATCAGCAAACTTAACTACGAGGTTATCAATTAGAGTTTGAGTCCACGCCTCACCGTTTGGGGCTGTTGTAAGTTTGAGAGCAGTATCTAGGGTGGTCAAAGTTAGAGTGTTTGCTTTTGAGAAAGGAACTGAGTAACTCACGGTACGACCATTTCGGTCTGTGATAACTCCAAGGCTCAACTCAATAGAACCTGTTGCTCCAATAGTTGCTTTTGCCCGAAGATTTACATAGGCAACCTTCTCGGTAGCCGCTAAAGTTTGTGTGCCGAACTCGGCTTCATAGGACGCTGGAACTGTTGTACTGGTACGGGTTATGAAAGTTGAATTGCTGTCATCAGCAAGCGCGGCATGAACTGAAGCCGACCCGCCTGAGATAGTAAAAGCCGAGGCGTTGTTCCAGTTTGCGTTAGGGCGAAGTACATAAGTAGCCATTATTTGTTAGCCAACTCCTTTGCCAATATAGCGAATGTTTCTTGAATTCTTTGGGTAATGATGTCACCCTTTTCATCAATGTCTTTTGCTCCAGTTGTATCGACATTGACAACAAAAGCGCCTTGTTCAATAACAATGTTGTTTCCGCTGACTCCGCTGATTCGTGCTTGCTCATCGACAACCTTAGCGATACCTAATTGAGCATTAGCAATCTGTTGTCCGAAAGCCGCTTCAGAACCGAACTTGCCAATCGACGCACCAGTAAAACTAATCTGCTTTTGAAGTTCATTGATTTGACCAATAGCCTCGGCGCCGCCGCCAAGAATTGACGCCGCAAGTTGAGCGCCCTTGATTGGTCCTGATTCAACTAAATCTTTAATAGCACCTGCATCAAGACCCAAGCCCTGAAGTGTAAGAATTTGGTTTGCAAACTGATTACTCTTGTCCAAGCGCATACGCATATTTTCAATAAGGGACTTAGCCTTTGGAATAAACCCATCAGGTAACTCAACTCCCTTAAGACCAGCAAAACTTAAGATTGTGTCTTTAAGTGAATCGGCAAACTGTTTAGCCGCATCTTGTAAATCTGTAAGTACATCACGCATTGACTCAATACCAGCGGTCATCGCATCACGAATCTTTTTCATCAAGTCCGCTGAGTTTTGAAGTTCATTAAGAGTGGCATCATCCTCACCATTCATGCCCTCTAAAGCCTTGGCGCGTTTTCTTTCCTCTTCAAGAACATCCCCAAAACCTAAACCTTTTTTAAGGCTATCTGCCAAGTCACCAAAGGCATCAGTTACTTTCCCAAGGACATTGCCAGTAGTAAATGACTTAACGGCTGAAGCAAAACCAAGAATTGTTTCGCCAGCCTTTAGGCTAAGTGAACTTAGGTTCTCAACTAAGAACTTACCGACCTCAACATCTTTAAGTCCTTCCATAACATTAACTAACTTCTCAAGTTGTGGAATTGCCATGTCAGCAACACTATTTATGAAGTCGCCTAAAATGTCTCCAACTTCTAATTCTTTAAGCGAGGTTACAAAAGTACCAACTTTGCTTACCGCTCCACCGATTGTCTTAGAGGCATCAGAAAGCATTTGAACTAACTCAGTTCCTAATTTAATATCGCCAGCCTCTAGGATTGTTTCGCCAGCCTTCTTAGCAAAACCGCCTACCTTTGTTAAAGCGTCGGAAATAGCCTGAACTAAACCTTCAGCAATAGGAACCTTAGTAACTTGAAGAATTGTGTTACCTATTTTTTGAGATGCGGCACCAATGTTTTTAAGACCGCCTGAAATAAAATCAACTAAGTCAGTACCAAATTCTTTTTCTTTCAATGTACTGGCAGTCTTGCTTACTGCTACTAAAGCCTTTTGTGTTGTTTCAATTTTAGTAATCAAAGTATCAAGGGCTTTGTCGCTAATAACTTGCTTAGTGGCGTTAGTTATTGATGTGGCAAAAGTGTTTAGAGGTTTTGCGGCATTATCAAAAGCAGTCTCAACCTTAGTTCCAAAACTGGTTATGTTTGCCGCCGCTTTATCAAGAGGCGCCGCTAACGCCGCACCAATTTTAGGAATTAAACGCAAGCCGTCAGCAATCTCCGTAATAAAGTCTGCTACTCCTTTAGCGGCTGACCTAAAGAAATCCCCAAACTTTGTAAGTAGGAGGGCTAGTGTTGATGGAATGAAAGCAAAGGCTTTACCTACTCCTTCAGCAAAGTTGTTAAATAAATCTATTCCTGCCTCAAGGGTATTGCGGTTACCCTTTAAGAAATTAACTAAGGCTCCAACTAAGGTAGCCAAAAACCCGCTGACTTTTTCAACTAAAGTGAAATAGACGCTTGCAATAAAGTTAATAACTTTGGCTATGCCCTTACCAATAAATGAATTGGCATCAAGCAAGTCACCCAAGAAACTAATAAACATTCCGATGTACTTAAAAATACCGCCAAATACTGTGGCAAAGGCATCAATCAAGAAATCAAGAACCTTGGCAATCAACATACCTACTAAGTTGTTAGTATCAAGAAGGTTACCAAGGAACTCAATAAACATTCCGATGTACTTAATGATTCCGCCAATAACCGTAGCAAAGGCTTTCCATAGGAAGTCAAGAATCATTCCGATAATCTTGCCTACTGTTCCGTGAGTATCAAGCAACATTCCTAGACCTTCTAGGAAGAAGCCGATGAACTTAATGATGCCTCCTACAACTGTGGCATAGGCTTTGAAAACAAAGTTAAGGACTGCTCGAACTACCTTGCCAAATGCTGTCTGTCCGCTGGTTACATAAGCCAAAGCACTTAGTAACATAATAAGAGTTTTGACTACACCTTGGATTGCCGTAAGCGTCGCTGTGTAAATGAACTGGAATACAGAAATCATAGTTTGACCAAAAGATGTAGCAGGAGACATTGCGGTGCCAAAAGCAATAAGGAGATTACCAAGCCCAGTTAGAATGAAAGCCAAGGCGGTGCCTACGGCTGTGGCAACTTGATTAAATACATTTGTTACAACTTCTCGGAAAGTCTCGCTGTTCTTCCAAGCATAAACAAATGCCGCGACAAGGGCAATAATTCCAGCAACAATTAAAAAAGTAGTGGAAGTTACAATAGCGATGGCTCTAGCCAGTCTTAATTTAGCCGCCGTTAGAAGATTAGTCGCCGCCGTTGCAAAACCTACTCTTATTTTCAAAGCAAGATAACCAAGCGAAACGGCGGTTAAAGCGGTAACTATTATGTAAAGAATAGTTTTATGGTCTCTAAAAAACTTAGTTGTTCTTTCAATAAGGGTGGCGACTCCATCGATTGCCTTAGCAAAAATGCTTACACCAACTGCTAGAACTTTGGTAAAGACGGCGCCAATTTCTTTAGCAACGGTAAGCAATGGGCGGAGTGATGCGATTAAACGACCCATGGCTGATTGAACCTGAGTTGAAGTTAAAGCCAAAGCAACAAAACCAACGGCAACTGGATTCAAAAATCCAAGGAGTTTGCCAAAAATAGGAACAGCGCTAAATACAGACTTACCCGCCATAGTTGCAAAAGCCGCACCAAAACCAGCAACTACTGGAAGAATCATCTCAAACTTGCCAGCAAGGTCATTTACCTTTGTGCCAGTCATATCCATGCCATCAATAAAATCAGAGAATTTATCAATCGCCGCCGCAATAGGGGCTGTAAGTTTTACAAATACTTTTTGTATTGCTTCAAGGATTACTGAAAGTTTTCCGCCCGATTGAATAGAGTTAATAATTGTTTTCTCAAATTTGAAGGACGACTTAATAATTGGTCCAAAGCCTTTGACTAAAACTGCTCCCATGCTGACTTGCAGGTCATCATGTAGGTCACCAAACATTGTGATGAGTTTTGCTGGTGATTCCATAGCCAACTCATAGGCACCAAGAGCCTTTGTTCCTTCTTTCAAAACAAGATTGACTACCGCTTGACGGCGCTCGGTCATTGTTAAATCTTTAGCCGCTTTTCCGATTGTGCTGGCATATCGTTGATAAGCGTCGGAGGCTCCAGTAGTAATACCAATCTGACGCAAAACTCTTGTGTTACCAGTTGTTACCGCCATGGTAATTGATTGAAGCGCTTCTTCAGCAGTTGTTGAGGATGCTACCGATAAATCTTGAGCGGTTTTTGCTAGTGCTGTTGCCTTTGATAAATCAATGTTTGATTGAGCAAACTTAAGTGTTGTCTTTTGAGCCGCCGCCGCATTTATACCAAGCGCTCGCATACTGTCGGATGTTGTTTTAAGGGCTTCATATCCCTTACCGCTAGATGCTCCAACTGCCTCAAGTGCTAAATCTAAGCGTTCAACTTCCGCCGCCGCTTTGAAAGATTTAACTCCAAAAGCAATAAGTCCAGCAATCGCCGCGCCTGAAGCAACGCCGATTGCAACCATCGAACTTTGTAATTTAGATGAAGCCTGTTGAAACTCATTAGCCGATTTAACGGCTCTGTCCATGCCTTGAGTAAACTGGGCTGAGTCCGCCGATAACCGAGCGCGGACTTCCATGGTTGGTGACTCAGCCATTTATCTCCTAGCCTTCGCTCTTCTCTCGGCTTTCTCGCGCTCTTTTTCTTTGAGAAGATAGAACGCGTTCCACTCAGTCAATTCCATACTGCTAAGTGGGCGGTGGGATTCACTTCCGTAAAGAAGTTCTCCCACCGTCCGACCTAACTTTTCTGCTAGTTCAAAAAGAAACCGTCTTTCAGGATTCTTGAGGAAATCGTGCCTGTGATTCTTCTACCGCCTTTTCGCCAAGACCTGAACTGCCAAGAGCCTTTGTTGCCAAACGCTCAATGACTGCGCCATTCTTTGAAAGAATCGCTTCACGGTCTTGCTCGGTAAAGACTGGTAGACCCGTTTCAGGGTCAAACACAGTTGCGATAACAGTCTTTGCGTACATATTAGAAACATCTACCTTATCTGCCGAGGTTGCCCCCTCAGTAAGTGTTGCTCTTTGTCCAGCCGTCATAGAACGAATTTCTACTGAAACTCCCCATTCAGGGACTACCAATAATTCCTTCGTAATATCGTCAGCCGAAAATATCTTTCCGCGTAAATCTGCCATTTTGTTCTCCTTGGGACACTAGGTTGGTCACGATAAATTATTTAGTTTTTTTGAATCAATTCCTATTATGAATAGGTACCGCGTGTAATGGCGCCTGTCACTTGGAACTCTGCTGAGTATGACACTACATCTCCGATAGCACCACTCTTCTCGTAAGAAGTCATTAGTGCCTCTCCTGTGTACTTGACATACCCTGCTGTTGAACCTTCAGGACCGTACTCGAATGAAACTGACGCTGA